AAAAGCATTAATGGCTGATATATTCTGCGCTTTAAGCCTGTAATCTGATCCAGTGTCAAATCTGGTTCAGTAAGACGTAGTACACAACTCCAAAGATTATATTGATCAGAGTCTACCACTATTTTAGACTCATCTTCAGACATACCATTACTATTTAACTTAATTGATTTTTGTTTCAGTGTTAAGTACTGTTCTCCAGTCAATTCTCGTGAAAGAGTATATCGTACATTATCTATAGTAATAGATACAGTATCTTCTGTTTCAGAATATTCAGCTGGCTCTTGAATTTTATTTTGTGACATGTTTAAGCCACTGCTCTTGCGAGCTGCGAAGCGCCACTAAACCGTGCTCGCATGGTAGTAATGCCGCTACGATTTGCTGAAATAGGTGCCGATGCTAGAAAGACAGAACCTGAATACTTAGGTTTAGTGGCTGATGGGCCAACACCGTTAGGGTGAAACTCAAACAGTCTCTTAGCAAACAGTGTTGCCATTGTAGGCCCACCCATTAGAACTTCATCAATAACACCAGTACCTGTAGCATACCAAGAAGCATAATCAATAGAAAATGTACCATCAATTAGCGTAAATTCTCGCCAGCTTACACCGAAACCTGTGCCATCTTCGTTATTAAGTTCTAGATTTAGAGTTATCTCATTACCATCTGCTGAGATATCTACAACTGCACCAGTATCCGCAGCAACCTTAAATACTGCATCCTTACCAACAATACGAGTAGATGCCATTTTTTAATCCTCCTATTTTAACAAACTAGATATTAGTTGATACTATAATCAAACCCAATGTTTCAGCAGAGCCACCGTTATTAACTGAGACACGATGAAATTGCTTGCCTGCATCTGTTAAATCCCTTTTAAATTGTGCCCCAACAGCAGTGATTGCATCAAACGTTATTGCATCTCCATATGATCCACCTGTTGTAGTTGAATCTTGTATTTTTATAGTAAAAGTAGCACCAGCTGATTTCTTATAAACACATATGGCAGCCATTACTCCTACAGTACCAGCAGCCTTTATATCCGTACCGTTAGCTGCTGGTATAAGAGTTACCCCAGTAGGAAATGACTGCTCTACTTGAGCAACTATAAATCCATTACCGTACTGACCAGATGCTGCAAATCTACCTCTTAAGCGACCAATACCAGCTCTAGGTGAATTGATAGCTAAAGAACCTAAAATACAGTTTAAAAATTTAGCTGGATCTCCTCTTAATGCCGAAGCTCCAGGAACAAATATAATTGGGATATTAGGATTAGTTTTAATGTTATTTGAACCATCAATAGCAGTATCCCAATAAGCTCTGTCTGTTACATAATCTTCAGTAAAATCAGGAGGGCGCTTAGTGTCCATGAAAGCATTGACAGCTAGAGATATCTGGCCATCTATGAGAGTCATTTCACGCCAATCTGCACCAAAAGGCGTACCATCTTCTAAGTTTAATTCTATCTGATCCTCCGCCTCGAAAGCATCAAGATACAAAGGAACATCAGCTACATAAAGTCTAGCATTTTTACCAGCAATCCTCGGAGCTGCCATTATTATGCTCCTTCTTTAATCATAACTTCTATGTCTCTACGTATATCTATCGGTAGCGTAGTTAATAGTCTTTGTCGTAAAACTGTCATTACATTCTTTAAGAACGGATTTGGACGCTGACCTTTTACACTCTTGACACGAATAACCCTCTGTAAATTTGTAGCATAAAATGTCATATATCGTCTTCGTGTAGGATAAATAGGCACTTGATATTTTCCATAAATCCCAGTACCTTTAGTAACCCATCTAGCATGAGGAGCATTTAATATTAATGAACCCTCTAAGCTATTAGGTGTTTCAAATACTCTAAGACTAACATCGGTAGCTAGCTCTCCTGTATCTCTAGGAGCCTGTTCTTTAATAAGTTCAACACCTGTATCTTCAAACCGTTTGCGGGCAAAAAACTTTGCCCCCTTTACTAAGCGTTCTGGCCTATCAAGCAAGCGCAGACGCCGCATAGCGTTATCAAAACCTACTAAAGTTATTTGAACTTCTAATGCCATTTTACGTCTCTAAAGTTACAGATCTTTGTTGATCTACTCGGATTAATACTGGAAGCATTAAATGAGTTACTGTTATCTCATCATCAGCTAAAATAGCAGTTAAATCTCCACCTTGTATAATATTTGCTGCTACTATCTTAATAGAGTTTCCTGCACCTTTACCTAAATACATTTTCTGCTGTATTAAGTCTATCAATAAATCTCTATTGTTTATTAGAACTTCTATGACTTCAGATATATTTGCTCTGTATGGTTCATGAATTTCTGCCATTATATCCCATACTACAGCATAGACACCACCGAAGGCATCATCTGCAGAGGTAAAACTACTAGGGCGCAGAACAATACAACTATCACCTGTATCATATATTTTAGAATAGTCATTTTTAACTACCTTAGACTTAAATGCAGTCTGAGCATTCATTAAATCATACAGGGCATCAAGTACTTCTTTGAATGCTGCATCCATTATTTATTGTTGTATCGGAGTATTAGCAGAACTTGCACGACCAGGGTTACGCATTAACTCACGAGTAAATTGAGGCTGAACCGCATCTGAATCAGATGTTAACTCAGCCTTATCTGATATACTGACACCTGTTAAAACAGAGCGAGCTGTTCTAGTTTGAATAACACCTAATCGTGTAAGAGCAGCCCCTGCTATAATATCTTGCAATCCTATATACTGCTGATAGAGTACTTTCCATCGACTATTCCCACGAGCACTAGATTGAATTCCAGGTTGTGATAATTCTAGCCTATATGCTACTCCCAACGCAACATACCATGCTATGAACTGCTTTGCTAGATTTGAATAATCTGCTATATCAGTAGAATAACCTTCAGCAGCAAGCCATATGAAGATTTCTTGTTCGGTTTCTTCAAGCGCTTCCTCAACTTGTTCTAAACTAGGTTTACTAGAAGAATCAAATTTACCTTCGCGGATTAGATGCCGTTCAAGCATACTAACCATGCTAAGAATATCACCTGAGTCCTTCTCAAAATTAGCCATTCATATTACCTAAGACATTCAAGATTAACTGCATATGTGATAGAATCTGTATCAGCGTGAACCATTGAGAATTCAAAATTAGTAGGAATAGGATATGCAACTACTTCATCAATAACTAAACCTGCAAGTCCTAAATCTGTAATGTTAGGATAGATTATATAAAGATAAAGTCCATTTCCTGTTATGTTGGTAATTGCAGTAAAAGCTTTTAATGTAACCCACGTTCCATCTATTTTAATTTTCAGAGTAGGAACTACACTAGGAGTCGCTGCATTAGCAGTCACATTAACTGCAATAACAATACCTCTAATTGCACGATCAGCAATTAGAAACTCAGCTACTGCTGGTGTAGCTGTTCGGGCTGCACTTGGATAAACTGTTATTTTACTACCATGTAAAAGATTAGTTGCCATCTGTGATACTCTCTATCTCAGATTCTAACTTTGACTCAGTGCGTATATCTAAGAATCTATAATCACAGTTGCGGCATTGCATTTCAACACCATCAGAATGAGCAAACAGTAAATGCTCATTCGAACGATTACACTGTGAACAACGATGTTCTTCAGTACCTATCGACTCTTCAGACTTTTTAGACATTTACCTCACCGCAAACTTGACAAGTTTTGTTAAGGTGAAGATTAACACGATTACAAACACTACACATGGTGCGAACTTCTACTGGTTCAGAGCTAGAAACAACAACCCTATCACCAGTATCTTCAATATAGCCTGGGATATTCTTTTTACCCCTTACTCTATCACTACCATCAAGTGTTTCATAATATCCTCCTCCCAGAGAATACCAGATTACACCATTAATTTCTATATCTTGTGCCATCTCCATCTCCTTTAATCTCTTAGCAAACTAGCGACCCATAAAACACGAGCCGCTAGCAGTTTTAGCTGCGGCATTATTGCCGCTAGTTTAGTTTTTAAGCCTTGGTTGCTGCACGAACAATAGCTGCTGGCGCAGCGTATATAACCAACACACGAGTACGGCCTGCGTTACCTGCAGCACCAACGGTAATTACTTCCACTGTAACCTTTGTTGCTGTTGCCCGGTAAGCATCACGATGTCCTGTAGCTGCAACAAGATAAACTCCAGGCTTACCACCTAACTGATCAAAGTTTAGTTCTTCACCAACAACAAGATCTGTAGCCTTTAGATTGATAGCATCATAGAATCCATTAGGATCTTCAGTATCACCAGCAATTAATGTTGCTGATGTAGTAGCAGTCCATGCAACAGTATTTCTAATTTTAACATCTAAAATTGTCGCACCAGCTGGTATATCAACTGAACCTGAATACGTTCCAGCGCCTGTAGATTCAGCGATTGTAACTTCTTCACATATAATGGCTATCCCATTTTTAGAGATAAAGCCACCATCCGCAGCTTGTGCCCCTTTAGACCGTCCACTTGGATGCGCAGCTCCTGCAGGCATAATTAACTCTCATTCTCGTTAGCTCTGATAGCCATAGCCCGTTCTGCTATACTAAGTCCACCAGAGGTCACTATAACTGGTTCTTGTTCAGATTCTTGTTCCTGTTCAGATTCTTGTGGTATTTCGATATTGACCATTGGACAAGTTTCTTCATGATGTCTTAAGAAGAAACTATCTACAAACTTTTTTCCACATCGGAGACAGGACTCTAGATTTTCTCCATCATGTTCTTTAATATAACCTATGTTTAAGAGGGATCTGTCATTTTTTTGTAAACCGAATTCCAGAACTACATATTCACCACGTTCAAAATCACGCCTGTCGTAATTCATTTCGTGAAAGACAGCATACCCTCTTGACATAGCTAACTCCTGGATTATATTCCTATTATTAGCTAATTACGCTAAGAGCAAGTTGACCCATATCAGCATCAACCTGCTTCTGATCATAGTATGTGTGAACTTCAATAATATCCTTACGAAGTTTATCATCACGAATACGACGCATAAACCACGGAGCTGCTCCACCACCAACGAGAGGACGCCAAACAAATGTATATCCACCAGTGGGTGTGAAAAGACCTGGAGCAGGTGGAACATAACACACGAGAGCATGCTTGCCCCAAACTGGGGCATAAGTCTGGGTGGCGTTGCCTTCAAGTGCAGTAGCCTCAATAGCATCACCAACTAAAACTCTGTCTAGTCTAGCAAGCTGAGCAATTAAGGCTTCAGAGACTTGACCTCCAGTATACTTAACTCGCTCAACTAGAATAGGGTGATCTAGAAGCACGTCAATAACCTTATTCTGAGTGACAAGTAGATTGGCTGGTTGACCTGACTTAGCAAGCACATTAGCTCGCATGGCTCGGATATCTACGATAGG